TAAGTAATTCTCTAGCACCAGATACGTTAGTATAGTTCCAAATAACTAAGTTACGTTCAGGGTCTATACTTGATGAGATAGAATCTATATCCCCAATGTTAGCATTGTTAAAGAAAAATCTGTCTATCTTTTCTGCACCGATAGGGGTAACTTGTTGTCCGTTACATGAGTAGAATCCGTCATCTGCTAAGAAGTAAGTAACTCCACTATACTGAGATACAGAGCCACCTTCTATACAGCCTACGTTACGACTAATTGTGTCAAACTGAAAGAATAAAGGTGAGCCAATATATGACATTCTAACAATTGCTTTTTCTAGGAATACTAGACCAAACTCACCACCAACAATACCTGTAATATCGCCACCATCTGGAAGCTCTTGGAAATCACTCTGTGATGCTGCACCTGCTGTCCAATCAGTTGGGTCATTTATGTCTGACCAGTTTACTCTTGCTGGATTTGTGCCTGCACCTATATTTGCACACACTACAAAATCACGCACAACTGTTACAAACTTAGCAATAGGAGCTGCTGCGGCTAAATCACCAAAGTAACTAGATGAGGTTACATCATAATATTGCACTTTTTCAGAACCGTTTGTAGCAATAGCAAAGTTACCAAACTGTATAAATTGCCATCTAAAAATACCTGTATAATTAGGAGCTATAACTGTGCCTGTAGCTGCTGCACTTGTAACATTTGCATTGACTTTAGCGTAGGTAAATGTTGTAGCTGTAGGTGTTGCTGTAATAGTATAAGTACCATCAAATACATTGTTACTTGCGTCTACTGTAACACTATCGCCTGTGCTATACTTATGAGCAGAAGCAGTTGTAATAGTAGCTACGTTAGATGTTAAGGCTACATTACTTATAGTTCTTGCTGCACTCTTACTTACATTATCTAATGCTAGGCTAGTTGAGTCTAGTTTAAATAGTTTAGTAAGACCACCTGCAAATAAAGTAACATCATTATCTATTTTAGCAGCAAAGACGTTAGTTAAGTCTTCACTTGCATCCGCAGAGTAGTTTACTGCTGACTTAAATGCACCATAACCTACAGCTAGAGGAATAACATTGTTAGCCTCTGATACTGTATCTAATATAGATGGTTGGTCAGGTAGCCAGTCTTTGAATTGTATGCGTTGTGTAGGCATATTAACTCTTCATAATAAATGCTAAAGCGTAGTAAGGTACAAGATTAGCATTAGTAGCACTTACACCTTCTGTTGAGTTTGCAACTGTAATGCCTGTAGATGCTGATGATGTATTTGTAGTGCCACTTCCACGATAACTTGGTTGCGCACCTGAACCACCAATTGCATCAGCTTGTGCATTAGGAATAGTATGATTGTGTTGTGGGTCTGTTACTGTTGCAGTATGTGTGTGGCTTGGAAGAGAAGCATCTTTACTACCACCAGTTTGTGAAGGTGTGCCAGTAATGTTAGTTTTAGCAGCACCACCACTATCAGCAGTAGCACCTATAATAAATTTATCTCGTAAGTCAGGTGTTCCACTAGAGCCGTTACATAGTAAGAATCCAGTAGGTATAGTAGCAATAGTACCTGACCACATTAAAATCATACCTGCTACAAAAGAACTTGACCATGTAGGTGTTCCTGAGCCTGCTGAGGTTAATACTTGACCAGACGTGCCTGCTGCACCATCTAATGTAAGATTACCTGTAACTGCAAGTGTGCCTGAAGATGTTAGCGTACCTGCTACAGTAAATGGGTCACCGCTTGTGCCATCTTGTTGGTCTTTAAGCTGTGCCATTACTGTTCTAATAGCATTGTTTACGTTTGCAGGTGAGCATCCTTCAGCAATGTTAATATTACTGATGTCGGTGTTACTTGCAGATGTTGCTGAGTATTCACTAATTTTTGTCTTTGCCATTTTTTATCCTTGTTGTAACCATGTGTCTGTACCTGCTGATACAGTTGTCCATTCTTCGCCTTGTTTGAATCCTTTAGCTGTAACTGTCGCTGCGTTAGTTATAGAAATAATAGCTCCATATACAACTCCAGCACTTACAGCAACAGTCGCTAATGCTGTTATACTAGAGTTTCCACTAAATACCATGTTACTTAGTGCTGAAACAGTAGTGCTTGTGACAATATGAACAATACCGTCTACAGTTCCTTCAATATTAACTTCCATAACTGCATTACAAGTAATGCTTGCAATAGCTAGTTTTATTTCACCTACTAACGAGCTAAATGGAACTTGGGAAAATGCACTTATACCAAACATTATCTACTCCAATTTTGTGCGTTTAATACCTCTATAAGAGCTTCTACAGTAGTTGATGCTTGTATATCAGTTTCTAATCTATTTGACTCTGTGATGATTTGTGTGCGTTTTAGAACTATATCTGAAGGGATATCTATAGCTCTTTCAGCTTTACGAATAACATACCAATCTGTAGCGTTAAGTAGCTTACCTGCTGTATCTTTAATTTGAGCTACAAATTGACTTTTAAGACCTTTAGTAACCACTTGTTCTGTAGTATCAACCATAGACTCTGTAGCTTTATCATAGATTTGTTTGTAGAGTGGAGTGCCATCTACTTTAGTTTCAAGTTTATCTTCAAGAGCTTTAGGTAAGTCTGTGTCCCAGTAGAATCTTGAGTCAAATGGTGCAGGGTCTGCTACCCATGTAATGCCAATAGCTAGTTTCTGTTCTTCTGTAGAAGTGTTAAGCCATTGTGGTGGATATTGTGTGCCATTAGCATCATAAAAGGATGTGCCTTCTGGAAGTCTGTTACCGTTTAGTAAAAACATTTGTTAGTCCTTTGTTAAATATTTAATTGCACTTTTAAGCACAGATACATCATCTTTTAGTAAACCTATAGAACGATTACATTTATCACATAATAATCCTCTTACTTTACCTGTCTTATGACAATGGTCAATAGCAAGTCTAGTTTTCCTATTGTTAGGAGGAGGAGAACTGCATATTGCACATACCCCATTTTGTGATTCTAACATTTTTTCATAGTCTTTAAAGTCTAGACCATAAGCTCTTTTCATGTGAAGTTCAAGGTCATACTCTTTGGTTTGACTTCTACCATGTTTATAGTTATGTGATAATTTACCTTTAGGGTATTGTTGGCATCCACATGACTTTGCCCTACCTGAGGTCATTAAACTATAACCAATTACTTTTTTAGTTCCACACTCACATTTAGTTAAATACTTAAAACTACTATTACCAGTTCTTTCATCTAACATTTTTAACAATGTTAGTTTATTTATTTTTCTGCCTGACTGGTCTGTATGAAATCTTCCTCTAGGCATAACTTATCGGGCGAGAGAATTTTTCAGCGGATTCTCTGCAAATGCCATGTATATGTATGTTCCACCTGATGCGTTTGTAGCTGCTCTTGTATTTCTTTGTTTAAATCCATTAGATAATACATCTATAGCATTTCCTGCTGAAGTAGATTCAGCACCTGATGAGTTTGCCTCTAAAAGTTCTACAGCAGTATTATATGAACTTCTTGTTGTATCAAATATTTCCCAACTTTCTACAGCATCTGTTCGTTTAATCATAATAAATTTAGGTCTAAATCCTGTAAACACAAAAGGACCATCAGCACTACCATTACCTGTGTAAGAACCAAACTTACTAAACCCTGCTATTTCTGCCCAGCAATAGGCTACATAAGTATTGGTATTTCCATTTACTTCAGCATGAATACCTAAACCAAATACACTTGAACTAAATGATGCTAAGTTCCATCTTGTTTGCCCACCTGAAGCTAAAGCGGCTGTAGTGGTAAGAGATAAATAAAGATTATTTGTTGTGCAAACAGAAGCATGATAAACATCCCATTCTTGGACTGAGTTTCTAGCTTTAAAAATAATCATTTTAGGCACAACACCTAACCCATGCCCTACTGTAGCACCTTGAGTTGCATTACCTGTATAAGTCACCACACTAAATCCAGCAGTTGCGTTTACAGATACAGTACTCGTGATAGAACCACTCGTATTAGATGTATTTGTGCCTTGACCACCTTGCCATTGCCATCCTACATAAGTAGCGGCAGATGTATTTAGTTTAGCTAATGCACCTACAGTAAAACCACCTGTGCCAAAAGCAGTTAAGCCTGTAGTCTGTGTTGTTTCTGCGGCTGTAGAGTTAGATACCAAGTCTTTAGTAGTTCCACGCACAGAGTCATACCAAGCATGGTCTGTAGCACCACTTCTACCTTTTACCCATACCAAATCAGGTTTAAATGCTCCAGCATTGGTAATTGCTAAAGATGCACCTGTTCCTGTATATAGCGTTGCATCCATCACAGTATTACCTTTTTTGATAGTGCTATCAGGTAGGTTATATGTGTTTACTCTGTTAAAGCCTGTAGGGGGTGTGTATGCAAAAGGTTGTTGACCATAATTAAATGAAACAGCACCTGTTCCAGCTCCTCCAGTATCACAACTTAAAGCTAAAGCGTAAGCAGCTAACGCAGTTAATGTGGTAACTTGTCCAGTTCCAGATGCAGGAACTCCTGAATTTAACCATGTTCCATTTTTTCCAGCCCACATTTTTCCTGTATCAGAGTCATAAGCAAACATAATTACATCATTAGTTGTAAATGTTCCTGCTCCTGTTAAATTAGTGACACCATCAGCTCTCCAATACCAAGTAAGCGAACTAACTCCACTTGATATATTGCATGGCTCAGCTTTCATTGAAAACATAGTGCGACCTGAACCTGAATTAGTAACAGTTCCTTCCCAATACCATTTACCAGTAATGCTTGTAAAATTAACAGTATTACATCTTACTCCTGAAGCTGCACCACCATTAACTGTAACAAGTAAATTACCTTGTGATGTAGAGTCAGAACTTACTTTATCAAGAGGGTTTGCTGTGCAGTAATTAGCCACAGTTGCACTTGTTAGCGTAGGACTGTCTATCATAGCATCATAGGTACTCCCTGCGGTCACGGATATGTTATTAGTATTGTAATAGTTTGCGTTACCTGAGAAGTCTTTACCTAGACCTGCATTAGAACCTGATGTGGTAGCTATGTCAGAGAATTTAAGGTAGAAGCCATTAGTGCCATAAGTGCCACTATATGCTTTAGGTTTCCATGAACCTGTAGTTGTGTCTGTTTCACCAAATGATGATGGTGTTAGGGCTTGTCCGTCAATGAAGTTTACTTCTGTTAAGTAACCATCATAATATTGACCAGGACCCCATGGGTTTCTTCCAATGTTATGGATAACATTATTATTAAAATAGGCACAATCTTGATTTAATGAAGGATATACAGCAGTAGAAAAAGCTGTTACTTGAGTTCCGTTTACATATAATTTAACTCTGTTAGATGAAGTAGCTTGTGTGCTATCTACAGCTAAAACAATATGATACCAAGCTGAAGGGTCACGAAATACTTGAGTGGTAATTAAATTCATAAAAAAAGAACCACCAAAATCATATATTCTTATTGTATGCGAAGCACCACCAGAAAACCTAAATGTTGCACCATCAGATGCTCCAGCAGCAAAAAAATCATAATCTTCAGTTGTTAATAATTCACCTCGTTTTACCCATCCACTCCATGTCCATGTTTTTCTATTTCCAGCACTTGCTGGTGTTCTATTTAGATAAGCAGATGCACTTCTTCTCAAACGAAGTGAGTTATTTATGTCATAGCCACCACTACTGATAGCATTACTATTGTTTAAAATAGCCATTAAGCCATTGCTCCACCAGTAGTAACATATACATTAGTGCCATTAGAAAAGTATGACAATAAGTATGTTCCTGCTGCTGATACTGTAGTTAAAAATGATGTATTTACTTTAGTAGTTGCTGCTGCTGTAACTGCATGACCACCAGTATTAATTAACAGAACATATCCTGACTGACCTGCTGTGATATTAGTAAAGGTAAGAGCAAATGTGCCTGAAGGTGTGCATGAGAAGTTATTAGTCACGTTCATATCAAATGAACCATCATTGTCAGTAGTGACTGTGCCACGTTGTGATGCTGTGAATGTAGCTGCTGTGCCTGGTGCTGCATAGTCTGTACCAGCAGAAGCCGCAGTAATTCCAGTAGAGCCATCACCTTTTTGAAGTGCTGTACTAGAAGTTAAGCCAATAATAGTATCGCCTGACTGTAGTTCTTGTATTGTTGTGCCATTAAGCACTAATCCATAACGAGTTGCCATAATTTTCCTTAACTTACTGTAACATTAATTGTTGAGCCAC